GTTGTCCACATCCCTAACACGACCATTTCTTCGTCGCCTTGGGGGCAAAGTGATATATGGGATATTATTCCTCTCAATCGTGAACTTAACGAAAAGATGTTGGAAGTATCTGACATCATCAACTACCACGCCGCCCCAGTAACAATCATTACTGGTGCCAAAGCCAGCCAGTTGGAGCGTGGCCCCAAGAAGGTGTGGGCGGGTCTCCCCAAGGACTCCAATGTGTTTAACCTTGAGTCCAAGGGCAACATGGCGGGGGCGCTTGAATATATTTCTTTCTTAAAGCGCACGATGCACGAGATCACGGGTGTCCCTGAAACGGCTCTGGGCCAGTTCCAGCCTGTCTCCAACACCTCTGGTGTTGCTCTGGCTATCCAGTACCAGCCAATGATGAACCGCTTCAACATGAAGAAGGTCCATTTCACTAAGGGACTGGAGCGTGTTAACGAGATTATTATTCGTACCGCTGCCGTGTTTGAGCCGCAGATGTTGGTGTACGACCCAACGAAGTCTGCGCAGCCTGAGCCTGACCAACTCACCCAGTTGGACCCAGCGGACCCGATGACTTACAAGACGACTATCCACTGGCCTGAACCTCTTCCTGTTGACGTTCTCATCAAACTCAATGAGGTCCAAGCCAAGATGCAGTTGGGCTTGGAGTCCAAGCGGGGCGCTCTCCGTATTCTTGGAGAAGAGTTCCCGAACGAAAAGATGTCAGAAATCTTTGAAGAACTGCAAGATGACGCCGTCGACCAAGGCGCTCTTGACATGATGCGTGCCCAGATCCAGCAGGCAATTATGTTTGCTACGGGGATGATCCCAAGCCCCGATGGGTCTGCCCAACCTGTGTCTGCTGGAGGTGCTAATGTATCTTCAGCAGGCGGTGCGCCGTCCGCTCTCCCTGGCGTTGGAGCAGCCGCTCCAATGGAGGGTGAATTAGTGAATAAAATCGTATCCCGAGCATACGGAGCCAGGTTCGCCCAGCGCCGTAGCCCAGATGAAGACAATTAAGCCGTTTTATTAATTAAGTTCCTAACAGCCAAACCAGTGAGGTAAGAAACCTATGGCAAAGAATACTTCCCCTGAAGGGGACATCATTTCCATTCCCATGGACTCTCCAGCAGTTGAGAAGTTTGTGGAAGACGCGACCAAGAAGTCCCGTGTTTTCACGGAAGACGAGGTTGAGCAAATCCGTAAGCAGGAAAAGGACAAACTGTACAAGCGGATTGAAGAGGCTGACGTTCGCGTCAAGACGATGGAAGAGCAGATGGCTCTCATCGCAGAGGAGCGTGAGAAGGCCCGTGCTGAGGCCGAAGAGCGTTCTAAGAAGGAGCAGGAAATCCTGCGCCAGCGTGAGATTGATGAACTCTCCGCTAAGGAACTGCTTGCCAAGCGCGAGGACGAATTCAACGTCCGTATTAAGTCCCTTGAAGAGGATTACCGTTCACGATTTGAAGAGATTGAGCGCCAGCGTTCACAGCAGGAAGCCCTGCTTGAGCAGGAGCGCCGTTTCCAGTCCCTCAACTCATACCGCCAGCGCCGTATGCAGGAAGAGGCAGAATCTATCATCCCCGAACTGATCGACCTTGTGTCGGGAAATTCTGAAGATGATATTGAGAACTCAATCAGCGTACTTCGTGAAAGAAGTAATGCTATTATTGAGTCAATCCAACAGGCGACTGCGCAACAGCAAGGTCGTCTGAGGGGGGTGTCGCCAACGGCACCACCTGTTGGGCCTATGGAAACTCAGACGGAATACCAAACGTTGACTGCGGAAGATATCCGCAATATGCCGATGGAACAGTATGCAAAGATGCGCGAGCGGCTCATGAATGCCCGTCCCAATCGGGGCAGGTACTAAACCTTAACAACCCTAATCCCCACGGAGGAATAATCCAATGGCCCTTCCCGCCCCAGTAGGTGGTGCGATCACTGGTGCTGATCTTTCGTCAATCACGACGACTGGTTACTCAAGTGACTCAACCCTCTCTCCCGCAATTCAGACCATCTGGTCAAAAGAAATTCTGTTCCAAGCGATGCCAATTCTTCGCTTTGAGCAGTTCGCTGTTAAGAAGACGGAACTTGGCGTTATGCCAGGTCTCACGATCAACTTCATGCGTTACAACAACCTTGCTGTCGACAACGCCACTGGCGCGGAGTTGACCGAAGGTGTGCGTATGGAGCCAGTCGCTCTTTCGGCAAGCCAGATTCAAATCACTGTTAAGGAACAAGGTCAGTCAGTTGCTGTGACCGAACTGCTCCTCAACGCTTCGTTCGATGACGTTATGGCCTCATCGTCACGTCTGCTTGGTCGCCACATGGCCCAGTCGATGGACATCCAGGCTCGTAACACGCTCTACAAGGCTGGCGTCCCCTTCGGTGGTGGCGCTGCTGTTGCCCCGAGCGTCGTCTTCGGTCGTACCGCTGCCGCTACCCGTGGCTCAATCTCGCCATACGACGCTGGTACCCTCGGTACCGCTTCTGCCCCTGGCTACCTCTCACCTGCTGCCATCAAGGACGCTGTTGAGATCCTCGCCTCGCAGAACATCCCGCGTCTTGGCGACACCTACGTCTGCTTCGTCCACCCAGCCCAGGCTCGTTCGCTCCGCGACTGGCCTGAGTTCATCGAAGTCACGAAGTACGCCGCTCCTGGCAACTTCATGCTCGGTGAAATCGGTCGTCTGTACGACGTGGTGTTCATTGAGACCACGCAGGTTCTCAAGGGCCAGACCTCTGGCACTGACGTTGTTGACGTGAACCCGTCAACTGGCGGCTTCCAAGACCCGATTGCTGATTCGTACAGCGCAATCATGATCGGTGACAACGCCTTCGGTCAGGCCATCGCCCTCCCAGTGGAACTCCGCGACGGCGGTGTGATCGACTTCGGTCGTGAGCACGGTCTTGCGTGGTACGCAATCTGGGGCTTCGGCGTCATCACCCACGAGTCACGTGTTCTCATCAACACGCTCGGCGGTGCAATCTCCTGATAAGGAGATGAAATCTCAGTGGGGTGGGGTGCCAGAAAGCGCCCCACCCCAACTGGAAACTAAACAAAGAGGAGTAAGAAATGCCAACTAGCCGTCAGAACAATATGTTTGCTGAACCTGCTGAAGAGGAAGAGGTCATTGCGACCCCCGCCCCTGCTGCTGGTTCCAACCTTAAGCGTGCCCGTGTTAAGGGCACATGGACCATGTATTGGGGTCCGAAAGCCTTCAGTTTTGAAGACGGAAAGACCTACAACATCCCGCCCGACCTTTATGAGCACCTGAAGAGTCACGGGAACATCTACGACACTCTCTGAGGTGATTAATGGGCTTTACAATCCCCAACGCTCCTGATGCCTCTATTCCAGACCAGTCTGAGCCAGACAGCGTAGATTTTCAAGCCCTAGGCAACCGCACTAGCGGTGTCATCTCTGGTTGCGCCGTAAGCGCAGCAGCCTCTCCTGACCAGACCGTTTCTGTAGCGGCTGGTGAGGTTGTCTCTAATGGCGTTTACAGGACAGTCGCAGCCGCTTCAATTTCCCTGGGGCAGGGGGACTCGTCGTCTCCAAGGTTTGACCTTGTTGTCGTAAACAGCGCTGGCGCACTTGCAGCACGCAGTGGCACCGCTGGTTCTAACGCTACGTTCCCTGCACTCGCATCTGGAGACGTTCTTCTTGCTGCTGTCTACCGCGCTGCTGGCACTGGTGACGTTATTACGTCTAGCAGGATCATTGATAAGACCATCCTGCAACCATCAAACCTTGTGCGTAGCGGTTCAGGTGCCCCCTCCAACTCCGTTGGAGCAGTTGGAGATGTGTACATCAACACTGCACTGTCATCAAACAGTGGGCAGTCCCAATACTGGGTAAAGGCTACGTCAGCCTCGTGGGAGAACCTTGCTGAATACACTGTTCCAGAGACTACGTTAAACACCGCTAACACTCTTGTACGCCGTGATGCCAGTGGTAACTTCAGCGCTGGCACCATCACTGCAACGGGCTTCAGTGGCCCTATCAGCGGAGCAGTTACAGGTAACGTTACTGGAAACTTGACTGGTAACGTCACAGGCAACCTGACTGGTACTGCATCTAATGCGACCCTTGCTGCTAAGGCTTCTACCCTTGCTCAAGGTGGCGCCAATGGTGCTGCTATGACCTTTAACTGGTCTGGTCAGCCAGGTACCCCTAGTTACGTTTGGGGGTCAAACGACGGTACTAATCACTATGTTTGGACTCCTGCAAACTTCAGTGTTAATTATGCCACTAGTGCTGGTAACTCAGGTACTGTTGCTGGGCTGTCAGTACACAGTGGGCGCAATAATGAGGCTAACAAAGTTGTAAGAACTGACGGCAGTGGTTACTTACAAGTTGGGTACATTAACTCATCTAACGGTAACGAAGGAAATAACTCCAATCCTGCGCGTGTATGGGGCACTAACGGCTCAGATGACTATATGCGGTCATACTTGGTTTCAGCACTATCTGTAGGTAGCGCTACTACCGCAGGTACAGCAGCAAGTCTTAATGATGGGACCACCATCTACTACATGTCCACTGGAACAGGCGCTGACACAATTGCTCGTCGGAGCGGTGGTGATGGGGTTCTTAACGCAAACTACTTTGCGGGAGCAGGAACTGCTACGGTTGCTACAGGTAACAGCAGCAATCTACGTCGACGTAGCAGTGACGGCTATTTTCTTATTGAAGGTTCTCGCCGTGAGTATAAGAAAGACATTCAACCCTTGTCTCAAGGTGTCTCGTTAGTCAATGCTTTAACTCCTGTGAAGTTTAAGTGGAAGAAAGAATACTCAGGACCCGACAGCGAAAACACAGAACTTCAAAGCCTGTACAATTCGTTGTTTGAGTATGGTTTTATTGTTGAAGATGTCGCTGCGGTTGATAACAATCTGGTGTCATATATGGACGATAACGATGAAAAAACACCTGCTCCAATGATGTGGCAGCAAAACGGAGTTATTGCCTTACTTGTAAAGGCCGTACAGGAATTGTCAGCAGAGGTGGAAGCGCTTAAGGCGGCAAAGTGACCGACCGCCCAATTCCCGTACCATCTGGTACTAAAACGGATATCACTAGGGTATTTCGCCCCATGACTCCACGGCACAGAGAAACTCAGCCTCAGTTAAACCAAGAGTCGCTGGACACCGTTCCAGGCTCAGGGTCTGGAGACCAGTAAAATATGGCTATGACTCCTCTTGAGCACACAATGGAATTGGCTCGCAACTATCTGCGTGATTTCCCCAAGTTCTTCCAAGTCTCGTTTGATGCGCTTGGGCGCACCTACGAACTAGGGCATAACAACATTGATCCGACCACGGTCTGGATCGCCACTACTACTGGGGCTAGCGCCACCACGTTGTCGTCGGCTGACTACACCCTTGACCACCGTAACGGTATTTTACGTTTGAGCAGCACCCCTGCTGCCAATACCCAGTTGCTTGTAGAGGGTTACTACTACGAGTGGATTCTGCCTGAAGACTTGCAGTTCTACGCAGAGCGTTCTATCAACTTCCACATCCCGACCATTCGTGTGCCTTTGGAAAACGCCAGCCCCGCCGTCCTAGACGTTGTGGGGTTGGGGGCTTTGGTAGAGGCTCTCCAAGCCTTGATGACTGAGTTTGCCCGTGACATTGACGTGCAAACCTCAGAGTCCATCCACATCCCAGCCTCACAACGGTACAGCCGTTTGCAGGACCTTTGCCGTCAGTGGGAAATGGAGTACCGCAAGCACGCAAATAACTTGAACATTGGTCCTGAGCGTATTGACCAGTTCAGCCTGCGCCGCGTATCCCGTACCACCAACCGTCTGGTTCCTTTGTATGTTGCCAAGGAAATTGGGGACTACGGTCCCGTCGACCGTATCTTTGCTGAGAAGTCAGAGGGCCACCTCATTCTTGAGGTTGAGGAAGATCTCCGTACCGATGTGTATCTGGACATGGAGCCAGAATCGGGAGTTACTACTAACGCTTACTACTGATGGACGCCCGTAGAGAACTCGGGCTAATCCGTAAGCACTACCGTGAGTACGCCAGAAACGTTGGCGAGACGGTCGTGTGGTACGAGTTCCAGCCATTCGCCAATGCCCCTAGTGCGGGGTCTACCTACGACGATGTCTACGACGAGGGCGGCTTTGGGGACACGGGTCGTAAATACCGCAACGGTATTACCGTCCCTGTCCTGATGATTACCGAATCTGAAGACACCAAGAGAGCCATCCCAGAAGGTCGTCAGCCTGTCCAGTTGGTCAACTTGGTTGCCTCTATTGAGGACTTCCGAACGGCGGGTATTACTGACCCATACGAATACCGACGACATCTAAATGACATTTTCTTCTATGACGGTCGTTACATGTCGGTGCAGTCCTACCGTGTGCGTGGGCGCGTGCGGGACGATGTGATTGTGGTGGTTGAAGGCATTGAGGTATACATCAACCAGGAGTTTGCTTTCGATCCTGGCCCCGCTGCCATGACTGTTCACAACTATCCGTGGCCTTCAACACTAGGCAATACCTGATAAAATAAGAACAACTTCAGCGTGCGCTGGGGGGTTCAACGCCTAGAACTTTGGAGTCGCCATGACTGGCAACTATTCTTCTACCCTATCCCAAGGTTCTAATGGCATTTTCACTGGCTCATTTGGGGCTGTGGACGAGGTCAAAACGCTGGTCTCTGAGTACCACGCGGTATTGATGCAGGCAATTAAAGACGCTGCCAAGGAAGAGACCCAGAGGGTTCGGCAGGCTGCGTCAGATGAGAAGTCACCTTGGAATGGTATTGCTGATTCTCTGAGCGTGGACTTTGACTACAACGAAGGCCAATTCGTGTATGGCGTTCAAGGGGATGAGAAGACCCAGCAGAAGGCCATGGACTTGGAATACGGCACGCTGGAAAACGCCCCCGCCCCGTTGTTGCGGTCTAGCGCCATCCAAGGGCAGTACGACCTGTCCTCAACTCTTGATTCAAAGGTCCGTAACGAATTAGGGAAAAGGTACTGATGTCTCGCACAGGGTTCCTTCTTGCTGAGGACGAGGCGCTCAAAATTCGCCTATCTAACCTGACCGTTTCAGACGACCGTAACCAATCTCGCCCAGTTCAGGTGTTCTTCCGATACCCAGAAGGAGAAACCGAGCGTCTGTATCCGTTCATGACCATCGAAATGATCGACATGGTCCATGCCCGTAACCGCCAGACCTCCGAGGTGGAACTCCACTATTTCAACACGGCGGGGGGTGCTAGTGCCCCTTCAGGATGGCAGAACCGACCTGATGCCCTGACGTACTGGCCTGATGAGTCGGCTGACTTCTCCAACTTCACAAACAAGAACAACTTTAAAATACTTTCAACCAACGAGTTTGTCCCTGTTGACCTTGTGTATCAGGTGTCGGTCTTTGCCCGAAGCGCCCTGCACGACCGCCAATTGAGTTCGCAAATGGTTCGCAAAGTATTCCCGTTCCGCCGTAGTTCAATCACGATCCCCGCTGATGGCACTAGTCGCCGTCTGGAATTGCTGGACTGGACCACGGCTGACCTTCTGGACCCTGAATCAGGCTACAGAAAGCGCATTTTCCGCAAGATCTACACGTTGCAGATGTCGGCAGAACTGCCGTCAACTGATGTATATGGAACCAAGCAGGCCACCTCTGTAATCGCTAATATTACTTACTGAGATTAAATCGTCTTCCCCTGTCTACCCAACCCCATAGGAGTCCATAATGGCTTACACAAGCCCTGGTGTGTACATTTCAGAAAAGCCGTTTACTACGTCAACGGTTACTGGACCGACCACCTCTGCCGCTGCTTTCCTTGGGACCTCTGTTCGTGGTCCCGTCACCCCTACTTTGGTTGACTCATGGTCAACTTACAAGGCTCTGTTTGGGGACGTT